ATGCACATTTTCCCAATAAACATATGGTGTCAGATTATGAATTAGAATTAGAAGATAAAATTAGAATTAAATATAATTTAACTGGTCCAGTTGATCCATTTTTATATAATTTAGAGAAATCATTGAATGAAGGAATTATGGAAGAGTCTCCACCTCAAGATCGGGAAACTAAGCAGAAAACATCAGTAAGGCGTTATGAAGAATCCCCTCCTCAAGATCGAGAAAGTAAGCAGAAAACGACTATTAGGACTTTTGAAGCCACAGAAGCTCCAAAGCATCGTATTCCTAAGAAACGGTTCCCATCAGTGTTTAGGCAAGAGAAGTATGAGAATGAATCAAGTGATCTAAGTGACTTTGATGACTCAGATTACCAACCTACAGATCAAGAGGTGGAAGATTTATTTAATGTGTTTGAAAGTGATATGCCGGTAGGATTAGATGCCACTGATATTAAATACCCATTAATTAAGGAAATACATCCGTTAGAAGTAATTGCAAAAATTAAGTCTGCAGGAAAATATGAATCAGCTGTAGATCCTCAAGCAAATTTAACATTAAATTCTATTAGAAATAATATTTTAGTTAAGTTAGTTAATTCTCAATGTAGCGGATTATATGGGATGGGAATAGGTCGACATGTAATTTTTCCATCTCATTTAGTCCAAGGTGTTGGTGAAATTATTTATTTGTATAGAGTAAGGGGCTTAACCCATTCAGAAACTTATTATAAAGTTAGAGTATCTAAGTATAAGAAGGAATGGGAATTAGCAGCTGGAACAATTTGTCAACCTAACGATCCAGTTTATACTAAAGAGGATAATCCTAAAGAACAATTAATATTTACTAGACAATTAAGAACTTATGTGCCACAAGACATAACAGTAGGATCACGATCAATAGTTAAATTTACATTACAATATTTACCGAAGCAAGGTTTTATAATTCCATCTATGGCAACGTATGTGAAAGATTATAAAGGCACGTTATCGAATCAAAAAGTAGAAACTAGTATTTATGCTATGCGTACCATGCCACATCTATCAGCTCAAACGATGCCTGGTGATTGTGGAGGAGCAATAGTTCAATTAGATGTTAAGTCTAGTCGTAAATTATTAGGAATGCATATTGGGTCAGCAACAGCAGTTTTAGAGAGGGATACAACAACATCGTATGGTTTAGTGGCAATATTAACTGAAGAACGAGTTGATGTTCTTACTGATAATGAATATACTTCTCAAGGAAAATACCAAATAGGAGTAGATCTTAAGTTTGCGGAATCCAGTAAATATGATTGTTTTGATGAGATGTTCTACTCTGAAAGTCAGACTTGTGAAGGTCAGCATATGCCTCCGTGTGAGGAAGAGTCTATGACATATTTGGGTGATATGCATATACGACAGTTACCATGTGATTTAAAGGGAAGAACAGATCATCATCGTACTCCGTTTTATGGTTTATTTGATGTAAAGAAAGCTCCATCTTGTTTAATTAATGAGCAAGTAGAAGATCCATCTCAATTATTATTAGATTCTAAGGGGAAACCCGACATATTAGTAACTAATCTCGCCGGATATGGCACTAAAAATTTTACTATAGATACTAAGGAATTAGAAGATATGACAAAACAATTAATTAAGTATATGGGTCGCATATTAGCAGATTGCGATATTACTACAGCTAAGAAACATAAAACAGCGATGTTCGAGGCCATAAATGGTCAATTTTGGAATGATTATTTTGATAAGATTAATGATAAAACTTCGAGTGGGATTGGATGGTCTGAATGTCCAAAGAAAGATCACTTTCTTAAAGAAGTTACAGTTAAGAATCCAGCAGTTACAGATAAGTCTAATCAATATTTTACAGCTAAATATCTAAAAAATACAGGAGTTCCTTTAAAATTACAGAAAGTTTTTCGAACAAAATTAATGCATGCCAAAAGAGGATTCAGAACTATGTCTATTTGGAAAGTATGTATTAAAGATGAACCTCTACCTCTTTTAAAAGTTAGGATAGGAAAAAGTAGAATTTTTATAGCTCCACCAATGGAATCATTTTTGATGGGTCGTTATTTATTTGGGCGTTGGAAGGGCGCTTTTAAGTCTAAGCAATTTGATCTATTTCATGCTGTAGGGATTGATATGAAGTCATTAGATGTAGTTAAATTAGTAGAGAAGATTAAAACACAA